TCAGTAAACTGTCAGTGCCGGATGCTCACCCGTGTCCGGCGCACGCACTCCACCTCACCCGTGGAGAACTCCTTAATTACCAACCTTAGCTTCGTTGGTTAGCTATTAACGCTGGTATGTAATCATTCTGGCAATGCTTAATGCCGCTGCTTTTTCCAGCCTGGTGATATCCTGCTCCAGAGCGGACAGATTTTCAGCCTGCTTAGCCTTGGCTTCATTGGCCCATTTCAGATCCTGCGCTGCATTAATTTTCTGGCGCATCCACTCATAAAGTTCATCATCGGTATAGTCTGGCGCGATGATGACAGGTTCTCGTTTCTGCATGTCGGCTCCTTGTGGTTAGCGTTGCCTGCTTTTAACCACGTCAGGCGAGGTGGTATCCTCTGAGGGGTCTGTTACTCGAGAGGAAATTGGTTATGAGTACAATCAAGTTTTCTTGCCCAGAATGTGGTGGCGAAGTCTTTGACACATCCTTTAACCCGCAGGGCTCTGACAGTTTCGCGGGAGCCATCTGCAAAAATTGTGGTCACCTTGTAACTGAAGATGAGTCCTCGCAGTTCGATGACGAAATCGTTGACAATATCTTCGGTGCACTCACCAGAGACTTTCTGAAGTAAAGGCGCATACCGCTTAGTTACCGCTCTGATAATTCTTACCTGTCCGGCAATGGCGCTGATGTCAATATAAAGCGCCATTGCTGCTTCTTTGCCGATCCCGGGATGCCTTCCATTCTGATGTTTGACTTCGCCCACTGAGAAATCCTCTGTTTCCCCTTAACGCCGGGTAGCGGAACTGTTTGCTGAGAACACCGTGCGGTGTCTTGATGGGTGGTAATTTAGTTTTCTCATGAATGTTGGTCAAGCATTTTTAATGAGAAAACTCAATATTTAATGCAAAATAAAGCCAATACATTGAAATGTAAGGCTTTAAAATTTGTGAAGGGGGTTACTGATGTTTGTTACGTTTGCGAGCTTCTAGTAGCTCGGTGAATAGGCGATTAAAATTCTCAACGCGGGCACGGAGTTCGCTGATTTGTGCTTGCTGCTCTGATTTTGGAAGTGCGCGATACAATCGCAACATCTCCAACTCATCTTCCGATAAGTCTAAGGCGCTGTTGAGTGCTACTGGTGGATCTGGTGTTTTATCCTCGTCACCAAACAGTATCCAAGTTGGTGAACATTGCAATACCTCAGCCAGGCGATGCAAATTTTGCCCGCGCGGGGCTGTATGGTCGCTTTCCCATAGTGAAATTGATGAGCCAGATACGCCAGCGGCTTTGCTTAAATCGTTTTGACTTAAACCAACCTGTTTGCGTCTTTCTCTAATTCGTTGACCTAAAGTTTTCTCGTTCATATTTAGATATCTTAATAACCCTTGACTTGAGATTCCTTGAATGATTACTATTGAGAAAACTCAACTTTGGAGGGGTGATGTTTAAATCAGACGTAATTAATTTTTATGGGACGAAAGCCAAAGTAGCGAAAGCTGCTGGTGTTGATCCATCTGCTGTTTCTCAATGGGGGGAACTGGTTCCTGAAGGTCGCGCGATGCGCCTGCAAGAGGCATCCGGCGGGGAACTTCAGTACGACCCCAAAGTTTATGACGAATATCGTAAGGCAAAGCGGGCGGGGCGGTTGAACAATGAAAATCACCCCTGAACAGGTTTGTGAGGCTCTGGATGCCTGGGTATGTCGACCAGGAATGACACAGGAGCAAGCGACGATATTAATCACGGAAGCATTCTGGGCTCTGAAAGAACGCCCGAACATCGATGTTCAACGCGTCACGTTTAATGATGGCGAGGTTGATCAACGGGCGCTGGGCGTTAACCGGGTGAAGATATTCGAACGCTGGAAAGCTATCGACACCAGGGATAAGCGGAAAAAATTCACGGCGCTGATTCCGGCAATTATGGAGGCTATCCGAATTAGTGATTTCAGGTTGTATCGTGAGATCAGTGATGGAAAAAGCATTACGTACATGATCGCCGGATTAAACAAAGAATATGGCGATGTGGTGGAGTCCGGGCTGCTTTTTGCGGATCCAGCTGTTGTGGAACGTGAGACTGACGAGCTTATAGAAAAAGCTATTGCTTTCAAGCATGCGTATCGTCAGCAATATCAATATTACTTTGCAGATAAACAAATGTCTGCCAGGGGTTTGTATGAGTATCGATGCACTACGATGGGCTAAAAAGGTGAAAACCGGCAGTTCATCCAGTAAGTCTGTATTGACCTGGCTTGCTGATATGTGCGGTGCCGATTTGTGTGCATACCCGTCTGTATCTGCACTGGCAGAAGTAACGGAACTAAACAAAAAGACTGTGCAGGACAGCTTACGACACCTGATGGAGATTGGGTTAATTGTTGATACCGGTGAGAGAAAAGGCAGAACAAAGCAAATTGTGGTGTACCGACTTATCGGTGTAGAAGAAAGTGTTGCCGAGCCTGAATACACCCAAAAACGGGAGTCTTTAAAGGTGGGTAAAATTGGTGCTGTTAATAAAAACAGTACCGAAAATGGTTATGTTTCAGCACAAAACAGACCCAAAAACGGAACTCTTAGCTGCATGGAAAATAACCAAAGACACCCAAATTTTCCATCAAAGACACCCAAAAACGGATCACGGAACCCAAAGGAACCCAAAGATCTAAACCCCACACATAACGCACGCGAGAGTGCTCCGACCAGTGAGCAGGAAGTTTTGTCGTTACAGGCAGCACCCCTTGTATTCCTGGATGGCCTGAGCGAACCCATCGGAAAATTTCCGATGACCGATAGCTGGTATCCGTCACGGGATTTTCGACGACGGGCTGCGTTGTGGGGGATGGCTTTGCCGGAGACAGAATTTACACCTGCTGAACTTGCCGCCTTCCGGGACTACTGGGCAGCGGAGGGGAAAGTGTTTACGCAGATTCAGTGGGAGCAGAAATTCGCCCGTCACGTAAATCACGTCAGGGCGCAGGTTAAACCAGTCAGCAAGGGGGTAAACCATGCAGCAGCACCAGGTGGCACCGCATCACGGGCAGTTCAGGAAATTCGGGCAGCACGTGAGCAGTGGGAACGTGAAAACGGATTTATCAGCGACGGAAACGGTCTGGAAGCTGTGGGAACTCATGGGGGAGGTTTATTCGAACCGCTGGACCCAGAAGAACGGGGCCGCACCTTCGAAGCTCTGGATTGCACAGATTGGCGCGATGACTGAGCAGCAAATCCGACAGGTCTGCCGCCAGTGCATGGACCGCTGCCGGGCGGGTGAAACATGGCCTCCGGACCTGGCTGAGTTTGTGGCGCTGATTTCAGAAAGCGGGGCCAATCCATTTGGCCTGACGGTGGATGCTGTGATGGAGGAGTACCGCCGCTGGCGTGATGAGTCCTGGCGATATGACGGAAGCGACAAATATCCGTGGCCTCAGCCTGTGCTGTACCACATCTGCCTCGAAATGCGCACCAGAGGGATTGAGCGCCAGATGACGCAGGGTGAGTTAAAACGACTTGCGGAACGGCAACTGACGAAATGGGCAAAGCATGTTGGTAACGGGATGAGTGTTCCGCCAGTGCGACGACAACTGGAAGGGGCGAAACACCCGCAAGGGCCAACGCCAATTGAACGGCTGAAACAGGAATACGAACGCCGGAAGGCAGCTGGTTTTATTTGAATCTGAGAAACGATTTTGTCGGAGGAAATTTTAATGGAAACCGTATTTGACGCACTGAAAGCAATGGGAAAAGCCACATCGGTAGAACTGGCCGCGCGACTTGATATCAGTCGTGAAGAGGTTCTCAACGAGCTGTGGGAACTCAAAAGAAATGGCGTCGTTGATAAAACTGGTCACACCTGGTTTCTGGCTGGCGAAGGTGAATCCCGGGTAACCGAAGAGCGGCCAGTAAAATCTGAAGCACAGGATATGCTGACCGGGGAGGTCGAACAAAAAGTTACCGCAGACATGATGATTGAGTTTATCGGTCAGGATGGGGCTAAAACGTGTGAGGAACTGGCGGGTAAGTTCGGTGTCAGTACTCGCAAGGTTGCTTCCACGCTGGCGGTGGTAACCGCAACGGGGCGGCTGGCACGCGTTAATCAGAACGGTAAATTTCGTTACTGCATGCCGGGCGATAATTTACCAGCAGAGCCGAAAGCCGCGCTGGTAACGGAAAGTGATGGTAAGGACTTTCCTCAGCCAGCAGGTGCTGCGTTACCAGTCCGGGAAGCCGCAACACAGGAAGAAATTAAAACAGAAACTGTGGCGGACATTGTGCAGCCGTTGCCATCGTTTACCGAAACGCAAGCAGATGAGCTGATTTTTCCGTCCCTTCGCAGGGCAAACCTGGCGCTGCGCAGGGCGAAAAGTGATGTTCAGAAGTGGGAGCGAGTCTGCGCCGCGCTGCGGGAGCTGAACAAGCACCGGGATATTGTTCGACAGATTACTGATTCTTCCCGCCGTGTTGTATCGGAAAAGTGATTGCCGGAGGCGCTTATGGCAAAAGTATTTACACAAGAAGAGCGGGAAAAAATTAAAGGGCAGGTTGTTGAACTTGTACGTCTGAGCGGTCGCGAGACGTTGCGGCAACTGGAAGCCAGGACAGGTGCGACAAGATATCTGATGAGTGTTCTCGCCAGAGAGCTGGTTGCCAGTGGCGATGTATACAACTCTGGTTACGGGTTATTCCCGTCTGAACAGGCGCGTAAGGACTGGCAAAATGCTCGCAAAAAACTCTCAAGGGCAAAGGTGAAGAAACCTGCAGTGGTTGATCCGGACCTTATCTGGTCGTTACCAGACGGCGAAATACGCCGCTACGACAGGCGCCTGAATATAATCTGTCGCGAGTGCCGGAAGAGCGAAGCTATGCAGCGTGTACTGGCATTTTATCAAGGAAATGTTAGGTATTTTAGACGTTACTAGATTAAAGAGCATTAGTTCAGATGTGAATTGACATTTTCATGGCGCAGGGTAGAGCCAGCGTGGTTGTCCGCTTTGCGTCAAAACCAGATATTACCAGATTTAGACATATATTCCCGATAGACCTGCTCTGATGCTACACTCTGTGCTATTTTCATGACCCCAATAAAAATATTTATGACTATTGCTGATTTCAAACGGCCTAAATTGGAGCTCCCAAACGGGGCAAACAAACTACTACTGCACTCTTGCTGTGCTCCATGTTCCGGTGAAGTGATGGAGGCGCTTCAGGCCTCGGGAATCGACTACACCATCTTTTTCTACAACCCGAACATTCATCCTCAGAAAGAGTATTTAATTCGTAAGGATGAAAATATTCGCTTTGCTGAACAACACGGCGTGCCGTTTATCGATGCTGATTACGACACCGACAACTGGTTTGAACGTGCCAAAGGAATGGAATGGGAGCCTGAGAGGGGGATCCGTTGTACCATGTGTTTTGACATGCGTTTTGAGCGGACAGCGTTGTACGCTGCTGAAAATGGTTTCAGTGTGATCAGCAGTTCACTGGGCATTTCACGCTGGAAAAATATGCAGCAGGTTAACGAGTGTGGGCGGCGAGCTGTTGCGCATTATCCGGGTATGGTGTACTGGGATTATAACTGGCGCAAGCAGGGCGGCTCGTCCCGTATGATTGAAATCAGCAAGCGCGAAAAATTCTATCAGCAGGAATATTGTGGCTGTGTGTATTCTCTGCGCGATACCAATCTACACCGCAAATCTCAGGGACGCCCTCTTATCAAAATTGGCCAACTCCACTACGGAAAAGAAGAGAAGGAGTGATTTTATGGATCACCTTTCTGATTGATTTCATATTGGCGAGGTGACGTGAGTTAAGTAGAATGGCTGCGGGTGCTTGAGGCTATCTGTCTCAGGCATGAACACTGAAAGGCAGATAGAGAAAAGCCCCAGTTAACATTTCGCGTCCTGCAAGACGCTTAACATTAATCTGAGGCCCAATCTATGTCTCACAAATGTAGGTTAGCCTCTTACGTGCCGAAAGGCAAGGGGAAGCAGGCTATGAAGCAGCAAAAGGCGATGTTAATCGCCCTGATCGTCATCTGTTTAACCGTCATAGTGACGGCACTGGTAACGAGGAAAGACCTCTGCGAGGTACGACTCCGAACCGGCCAGACGGAGGTCGCTGTCTTCACAGCTTACGAACCTGAGGAGTAAGAGACCTGGCGGGGGAGAAATCCCTCGCCACCTCTGATGTGTCAGGCATCCTCAACGCACCCGCACTTAACCCGCTTCGGCGGGTTTTGTTTTTTTCTGGCATTCTGGTTTACAATTCGCACGTCAGCCTGAACACCTGACACCTGCTGCGCCAGCAGAGAAAACAGATGGCGCACAAAACCAAATTTCACAATTCTGATACCGACCTTGCCATCCGGCATGGGCGGCGTTCACACGCATTTAAAACCGACTGGTACCAACACCCACCATGTACTGAAGAACAGGCCGAATGGCTAATTCATAACTACCGCAGACGCGGATACGAGATTAAGAAAGCCCTCAGCCTCGATTATCGTCACTGGATAATCTCCGTCAGGCTTCCTTACTCTGAACGCCCACCGCGTCCGTCCCGCACATTCCAGCAACGCATCTGGAGGTAACGTGCGGGTATTACTTCGACCTGTTC